AGACAGTATACAGGTTGACGTTAGTGCAGTGCTAGGTGCTGGCGCAACCTACAAGTTACGCAACGTGCAAGATTATTTCGAGGACGTAGCGACGGGCAAAGCACTTCTATTAGCGGAGCCAATAGCGGTCAAAATAGCTATGCTTGGAAGGGTGGTACTACACCAGAGCGCCAGCGCGTCTATAACACGTTGGAATGGAAAATGCTCGCAGGTATGGTGTTCAAGCGTGACAATTACACCTGTCAACATTGTGGCAGTGGCAAGGTGGGCGGGCGCAAGCTGCACACTCATCACATCAAGCCCTTTGCTACTCACCCAGACCTCCGTTTCGAAATGTCTAATCTGATCACCCTCTGCGACAAATGCCATGCATGGGTGCATAGTAATCTGAACGTAGATGGTTTTTTTAAGTAGGGCGAAGTCTCCCTCGCCCTTGCAACCTTCTTACTCTTTAGATTTCGTCTGGCAAATAATAGGGCTTCACCACGACCAGCTCGCCCGCCGAGTTGATGAGGATGTCCCCGTTGTCTTGCGTGAACCGTGCGCTCTCGATTGCCACGAACTTGATCTGGTTCGCGGTCAGCGCGACGGCGAGATCGCCCAGACTCTTACGAAAGGCGGGCGGATTGTCGCCCGCCACAATCGTGAGTGTCCCGGCGATGGTGCCTGCTGTGCAGTGCAGAAACAGCTTCCGCGTGTTCCCGCCCGCCCGGATGAGCGCCCCATCTGCCTGCACAATCGTGCCGCCGATGGTATTTACCGTCCCACCGTTGTAGGTGAGTTCCTGTGCTGTCAACGTACCGCGTGCCATGTGTCATATCCTCCTTGTTGCGCTTGGCTTACGTAATGTTGGCAGTCAAGACCGCCAGCGCTTCGGGACGAACGACCTTGGCCCCGTACACATGCAGACCCTTGAACGCGTCGCTGAAGTGGTTGTGCGGGCGGAATGCCTCGGACTCCACCAGTTGGCTCGCGAACGTGGTTGCCATGTCGTGCCCCGCCACGATCTTGTACTTCGTCGCCGTGGTGTTGGGGACGTTGTGCGACTTCAACACCGTGAAGCCGTTCGCGGTCGTGCCGATGACGCCCGAACGCAGCACCGAATCGCCTTGCGCCGTGCCGGAGAACGTGAACCGCTTGTCCTTGATCAGATAGCCGTAGTACCACGGCGGCACGATCACCCAGCGCCCGTCGGATGGAACCTTCGCGTCGTCGAGCTTCACGCCCAGATCGACGAGGTAGTTGTACGCCGCCGTCTCCACCGTGTCCATGTCGTCCTTGGGCGAGCCGTCCGTGCCAATGGCGTTGTCGGACGACGCACCAGCCACCATCAGCGCGGCGATGAATTGATCGATCACGTCCGCCATGCCGTACTGCGCCTGACGGATGAACTTCTCCATCAGCGTTTGGTTGGCCTGCGTCTTGTCGATGTCGTGAATCATGAAGTTGTAGATCTTCGCCTGATCCACAATCAGCGCGGTCTGGGCGCTGTCCAGTTCCTGCGGGTCGCCAATGCTGGTGCCCTTCACGTAGCTGCTGATGGTGACCGGGCCAATCATGTTGATCCGCACCGTGTCGCCCTGCTCTTGGATTTGTCCCTCGTAGTCGCGGTTGATCACGCCTGTTTGCGCATAGACGAGCTTCTTCTGAAGCTCCATCTCCGCAATCGTCGCCCACAACTCTGGGATAAAATTAGTCAGTCCCATGTCCCTGCCTGCCTACCTAGTCGCGCCTTATTTGTCTTTTAGGGCGCGGAACACTTCGTCTTTTCGCGCCGCGAGCTGTTCCCGCGACATACCCTTGATCTCGTCGAGCGTTAGGGTGGTCTTCGCCTCGGCTGGGTTCGCGGGGGAAGCACCCGGCTTCTTCGCGTCCGTCCCCTGCGCAGCCGCCGACTGCACAAAATGAGGCTTATCCGCCGCCAGCTTGTCCAGCGCCTCGGTGATAGCCGCCGCGCGTTTGTCCGGCGACAATTGCGCAATCGTCGCCACATCCACGAACTTCAGCACATCATCCGGATCGACAAACTTTGCTCGCAATGCCGCTCGGATCAGCGCCTTCTCCACGCCATACTGCACCTCTGATGCAGTGAGCTTGGAATTTGCCGCGTCCAAGTCAGCCTTGGCCTTCGTGGCTTCTTCCGCCGCCTGCTTGTGCTTGTTGCGCCAAGATGCGTTCTCGTCCGAAAGCTCCTTGATGCGAGGATCAGGTGCGCCCTGCCCACCGTTCCCGCCTGCATTCCCTTGCGAAGTCGGCGTCCCCGACGCTGCCCCGCCCGCGCCGTTGTCATTCTCAGACAACCATTTGAACTTGAACATACAACCTCCGGTTGTGTGTTATCGGGCCACCGACCCGCTCTGCTTCCCAGCCAACGTGCCGGGCATGACCACCCGGCCCGTCTGGGCATCGTTCGTAAAAATAAATCTCTTGGTTGGCAACGATGCCTTCGTAATAAACAAAATATGTAACGGATGGCATTGCTGCCCACCGCGACAGCGCCAGCAGCGTCCCCAGCACAATCGCCAGCGCGACCATCACCGCTAACAGTGCCATTAGCAGCATCCGGCGGTAGGTCATCTCGTCTCGCTAGTCGCAGGTGGCTCATTAACGAGCATCACCTCGCTGCCATTCAGCAAAGTGTCCCAGTCGAGCTGCACCATCTGAGTGCCGAATAGTTCGACATAAACCTTGACTGGCTCATCAAACACGCTGTCGATGACAATCCGGCGCACTCTGGATTCTTCAATGTTCAGCGCCTTGCATACCTGCTCGTTTAGCCGCATTCCAAGGATGCCCAGTTCTCGTTGTGCCATTACGCCGCCCTCGCTTGCTGCACGTACATCTGCGCCACGTCCGCGCCGACGAGCTGGGTCAAGCTCGCCTCGCCCATCATCTCGCCATAGATGGGGTTGCTGTACGGTTGGGCATACTGGTCGAGGTTGAAGCGACCGTCTTTCCACGCTTGCCACGCGGCCTTGCCCATCGCGTCGATCTGCTCGGCATCCGTCATCGCTTCGAAGCGCTGCACGCCCGTCTCGTATCCGTCCAGCACCTCGCCCCCACCCTCGAAGCCCAGCTCTTTCCACGACCGCGACACCGGCACGGGAGCGCAACGCCCCAGATGGTGGTCGTTGAGCGTAGCAGTCAGCGGGAAAATCTTCCCGTCTTGTGCCCGGCAGCTCATGCACACGTGCCCATCGCGGGCCGCCGACCACATCCACCCGCTCAGCACATCGGCGTTGGCGCGGAAGATTTCGTGCGACCCTTGCCGTGCGCTCCAGAGCTGCACCGTGCGCACCGTCCGCAGCGCGTCGAACAGCGGCACATCTTTCGTGTACTTCGCCACCAGTCGCGCCGTCTTGATCGGGTCAACGCCCTGACTGGCTCCGCTCAAGATGATGTCTGCCACCGCCTCGCCGTGATACGCGCCGTAGCTGTCCATTGCGGCGCGGAAGGCCGGACTGTCCACGTATCCCGCCAAGCTGCGAATCTGCTCGATGCTCGGCTGGTTGAAGGCCGTGCCGATGCTACCCGTCATGGCTTCCGCGCCGGCCCGTGTGCCGATGGCGACGCCGCCCGCTTCAGCCTCCCGCGCCCTTGCCTCGATTTCAGCCGTCAGTCCGTTCAGCGCAGCCGTCACCTGCTCCCGCGTCCGTTCAATCGACCGCGCACTGTACAGCGCCCCGCTCTCCGCCAAGCTGGGCAGGCCGAGCTGTGCATTCAGACGTTGGATCTGCTCCCGATACGCCTTCTGCAAGCGTCGCGCTTCAGCTTCCGCCTCTGTCGCCAATTGACGACGGAATTGCTGCTGTCCACGCCGGGTCAGCTCTGCGCGTTGTGCTGGAGTCAGTCGTCCGCCGAAGGTCACTGTGTCCCACCGTTCTGCTGCGGCAGAATCTGGGCAGCGGCTCTAGGTGGCGGTGGCTGGTTGCCGAACGCGTTGCCCTGCATCGCCTTGATGAGCGCGTTGTCGTTGCCGCTGCTTTCCTTGTCGATCAGGGTGCGTTCTTGCTGCGGATTGCGACCACGTTCGCGCATGATGGTCTCCTTGGAGACCAATTCCTGTTCCAGCTCGTCCTTCTGGACATCCATCGTCTCTTTCGGATCGGTAGGCAGCGGCGAGCTGCGCGTCACCTTGATCTGCCGATCCCACGTTCGCTTGCCCACGCACAGCATCGTCTTGCACACGTCAGCGATGCCAGGTTCGTACTGCTCCCACAACTCGTCGGTCTTGGCGAGCTGATCGATGAACACGGTCTGCACGCCGAGGTTGGTCACGCGCTGGAAGTCCGCCGCGCTGCCCGTCAGCACGACCACCCGCTGTTCCGCCTTCATCGCGTCGATCAGCATCTGCCCGAACGCCACCGACGACGCCAAGTCGCTCTTCATCTCGATGTTCTTGACTTCGCTGTCACGCGGGAGCAGCCACGCATCCTCGATAGCCGTCTCGACGATCTTGCCCGGTTCCATGTCCGCCTGAATGACCGTCTTCGGGCTGGCGTAATAGCGCAAAATCTTGCCCGTGTCGCTGGCGACCTTATTCACCTTGTCTTGCAGCGGGATCAGGCTTGCCTCGTTGTCGCCGTAAAACTCCCCCGGTCGGTCGATGTGCTGCCAGTCCACAATAGGCCCACGCTCGAACTCCCACGCCGTCTCGCCCGCTTCCACCCACGTCGGCCCGTCGGCATTGATGACACCCGTCACCTTCAGCTTGTAGTCGATGACCCGCCACCCGCCCTCGGCCTGCACAATGTCTTGTCGGTAGCGCGTGCCACCCATCGCGTAATGAATCTCGTACCACAGCCGCTGCTCGTAATCGTCCGCTCGCCAGAACACCAGCACGTTCGCCGGGTTCAGCGCAATCAGGCGCGGATAGCCGCCCGTGTTCTCAGCGGGCATCACGCGGGCGAAAATGTGCCCCGTCATGCCACCGTACCGCGCCAACCGGCGCAGCATCTTCTTACCCTTGTTGAACTCCCACGCGCCGCGCAGCCACTGCTCGTCGGGCGAGTCGGTGTCGGCGTTCTCATCCAGCTCGAAGCCCGGCATCTTGGGAAACAGGAAGGTAATCTCTCTGTCCTTGCCCTGCTTCCACTGGTTGATCACCACGTTATCGTCGGGCTTACCCGGCTTCACCTTCAACTGCGGCCTGTGCCGACCCTCGTAGTAATTCCACGCCAGTGCGCAGGCAGCGCGACGGGACGCCAATTCCTTCTCGGCCTCCGTACGCAGTTCCTTGTCTTCCGGGTCGTAGCGCAGTGCAGCGGGCATCGTTACTTTGCCTTATCCAACGGATTCTCGTCGGGACGCAGGAAGGTCGTCATCAGCCACTGGTTCTGGCGCTGGAGATGATCGTTGAGCTGCTGCAGGAATGTTTTGAGTTCAGCCACGGCTGCCAGCAGGCCGGTCAGCGTGACCGTGTTCGTCTGCTCGCGGGTGATTTCTGCCGAGAGCTGCATCTCGCGTTCTTTGATTTTCGCCGGAAAATAGACCACCGTCAGCCAAGGCCAGACCTTGAACACGAAGAAAGCACTGCCGCCCAGCGTGATAAACCACATCAACGCCAAACCGCCGCCTTGGGGGTCTACCCCGTTGATGAACTTAATGACCTGCTCCATCGCCACCCCAGAATCAAAAAAGCGTTTGCCATCGATGTGATGACAAACGCCTCAGTTTTGCCTGCCAGTGCGGGTGGACACCAAGGCGCTGGATAAAAAGCGATGTATTCGGTTAACGTCATCCTAGCACAGATTTTTACTTCTTGCAATAGAGGAAAAATCTGTGCTACACTTTTCTCGACACGTGCGCCTGCATCGTGCTACCGCAAGACGCCCGTCCCCCCGACGGGCGATTACCACTCTATATCACGTGTCCGTTCGTCTTCTGGGATTTTTAGCAGCTCTAGCAAAAACGCATCGGTGGCGTGCGCTTCTTCAAGCGAATGGTCGAAATTCGGGTCGCCGCCCGGCTGATTCCAGATTTCATCGTCTGTTTTATACCGCCCCGTCGCCAGCCAGTCCGCCAGTTCCTTTAAGCAAAAGTGAATGTGACCGTCCCACAGGTTATAGTCGCTGAACACAATGTGTGCTGGTCCCCATTCCGCGTTAGGCCACTTCTGCTCAAAAGATTTGATCATCTGCTGTGCTCGATTTTTCATGGCAGCTCACTTCTCCCCGGCGGACGATTGGCTATATCTGTGTTTTCGGGCGCTAGTACTTGATCAGAGACTCCGTACATCCCTCGATCTCACGACAGATACGCTCACATTCAATAATCGTTTCAGTTGTGATGTTGGCTGTGCCGTCATCAAACTGTTTCACCAGTTTGTCGAGGTATTCAGATGATCGCTTGTGAACATCCATCATATCATGTACAGATTCGAAATGCTCTGCACTACGACCATGCCGGAAGCACTTGCGAATATGGCGCGCAACTGACGTAAGACCGATCATAAACTCATGGCGCGACCATGCATCATATCCGTGATTGGCTTCCGCAATTAGCTTGAAGCCAATGATTATGTGGTTTAGCTGAGTCACCTCGTTTTGGTGCACGCAGTGCTGTGGCGGCTCCATTATAAATCTGCGCATTGGTTCATCCTTTTCGATAAAGTCATCTTAGCCAGACTATCTTTGTGGTGTCTTCCACCGCTCCAGCTTCACCTTCGCAGCGCCCTCGCGCTCCCCATAATGCACCCGTCGTCCGCAGCCGGAACACACGTACCCCAGCACCCGCGTTCCCATCTGCTCGTCGCGCATGGCATACAGCTTGCCATCCACCAGCACCAGCCCGCTCTGCATCTGCCCGCAGCCGGGACACTTGACTTTCCTATCCATCGTCCAGTCCTCCGTCGCCAATTGGCGACACTAGTCGAACAAAGGATTGTTTATGGCCTTGAATGTGCCTTCTCCTTTGGTGAGTTCTAACTTGGCACCGTACAGCGCCATGCTGGTCGCCACCGCGCCGTCGATCTTCCGGCGCGAGTTCTTCTTGTCCAGCCGGATCGTGTCCCGCTCTGGCTTCACGATGGCGACCGCGTTCGTGACGTGTTCCTTCAGCTCTTTGTCCCCGTAATGCGCGATGTTCTTGCCCTTCACGCACTCGTAAAAGAAGGTGTCCGAGGCTTCGCGCAGGCTCATCTGGGGGAACTCCACCATGTTCAAGCCTTCTTTGCGGCAGAGTTCAGCGATGGCTGCCAGTTGGAACGGGTCGAAGTACACGGCCTTGATTTTGGTGCCCGCTCTTTTTAGCCGGATCAGCTCTGGCAGCACCGTTTCCGTCAGGCTAACGGGCTTCTTCGGTTCCGGGCGGAACACCTTGAAGTAAAGGTGCTCATACCGACTGGTTTTCTTGTCGTGGCCTACCCCGGAGATGGAACACGTGTCGTCCTTCGTCGCCGCGTCCAGCCCCAGCACCACCTCGCGCTCGTCATTGTCGTGCAGCGCCCGCAGACTCTTGTCTTCCAGCGCGTCCCACTGTTCGTCCGTGCAAAAAGCGTTCGTGTTTTTGGTGCGCCGGTTCTCCCACACCCGCAGGTACTCACTCGGTTGCATCGACATCTTGCGCTGCGCCAGATATTCCTCGGTGTGCCACGGCATCCGCGCCCAGTGACTGAAGAACAGGAAGGTGCGTCCCACCTGCCAGCACGCGGGCTTGCCGTCGCCGTCCTCGATGTGCATCAGTTCCGGCACGGGTTTGCCATGCTCCAATACATTGTCGAGCATTGTATGCCAGTGGCTCCCGTCGCCTTCATAGCCCTGATAGCCCGTATAGAAGGCGACCGAATTCTCCCGCGTAGGCACCGGCGCGAACTCGGTCAGCAGTCCCAAGTCCTTCTCGGCGGTGAAGCCCCACACTTCGTCCACCGAGGCGATGCTCTGGTTGCCACCTGCGCCACCTTTATAGTCGTTCGCCAGCGCCTTGATTTCCGTGCCGTTCTTCAGCACCAGCTTGGTGCCCACCAACCGCCAATCTTTCTCGCGGATGCCCGACCCCGGCACGAGGCTGGCGTGTTCGAGGCTGCGCTTGATGGCTTGGAAGGTACGGTCGGACGCGCCTTCCAAGTCGTTGGCGAGGACATATTGCTCGCCGGGCGTCTCTACGAACCACGCGAAGTATTCCTGCACGCCCGATGCCACTTCCGTCTTGCCGGATTTCTTCGGCTCGCTCCACATGATTTCCGAGTAGGGCAGCCGACCATCTCCTTCCGGGAAGAGATGGTTCAGGATGTCCACCTGATGCGGCTGCCACGTCGCCAGCGTCGGCGTGCGCTTATCCGGCAAGTACAGGCCGCCCTTGCTGGTGGCCCAGTCGATAAATGACGGCCTGCCGTCCATCTAGACCCCCGCCATCTTCCGCACCAGCATCATCGTGGTGATCGCATCATTCAGTGCGTCGTGTGCCTCACCATGGAACGCGACCCCCAGCTCGGCGGCTGCTTCGGCCAGCTTGCACACTTCCCAGCGAGCGTTCGCCGCGTCCCACTTGCCCCGATACCAGCTCACGATCTCCATCACATCGATGACAGCTAACGGAGTGATCGGCGCGACGCCGTAAGATTCGCATTCCTGATCGAGCATCTGGATGTCAAATTTGATGTTGTAGCCCAGCCACACCGCGTCCGCCAAATCCGCGAAAATGCTTCGGTAGTAGTCGTCAAAGTTCACGTCGCGCTCGAATTGATCGGGCGTGAAGCCATGCACGTGACGCGTCAGATCAATGCGATATAAATTGGAGGGACACATCAGATAATTCGCGACTACATCCATATCTTGGTTCACGCAGCCGAAGCTGATAATTTCAGCCTCGCCGTCAAATCCCGTCGTCTCCGTATCCCAACACCGAACATAATCGGTAGCCCTGCCAGCAGCAAGTACATTTTCGCATTGCAGCCGCGCCTTGTTCTTCCAGAACTCTGGCGTCGGCACATACGGCACGTCGGGCAGTTGCCCATTGGCACGCGGCGCGACGGCGAGCAGCCGCCAGAAGTCGCCGTCCTTGGTCATCTCAACCGAGACTGGGAATTGCCGCCACTCAATCCGCTGTCCCTCCACCATCGTCAGCATGATGGTGGCGAAGTCTGTCGCGACGAAGTAGGCGAATTTGTCCTTCGCGGGATCGATGTGCTTATTGACCCACACCTTCTCGCCCGTCTTGCACTGGCACTCCCACATGGCGTCGCCGTGCTTATTGACCTTGCGTACCATGCTCGTGATTTGATGCGTGATGTTCATGTTGTCTCCTATCGTTTATGTAATACAGCTAGTTCCAACGCGCTTTGCTCTCGCGCTCGATTTGTCGTAGTACCATCTCAATCCAGTCAGGCTTGAAGTGCGCCCGCAACTGAGCTTCTGTCTGACACGCACAATCGTCCTCGACCAGCGCCGGATGGTATGGCGCTGGTTGCTTTGGTGGTGTTACCCGCGTCAACCGCTTGCGCAGTCGTGGCGCTGCCCAGTGGAGGATGACTTCTTCCGCCGTCCAGCCGTGCAGGGCAGCATACAGTTCCAGCAGCAGCAGCAGCAACATCCACGCCAGTCCGACCATGAGGCCGAAAATCACCG